GGCATCTTGACTGGGGACGACGTCCCCTAAGCTCTCACGAGCGTCTAGCTTTCGCTAGAGGCGAGTAAGCACTCCAGGCGATGTACATGCCAAGAGTGTGCTCCCATTAGTTGGGCTTCACAACCCAACGTTCTCCACTGAGTTCTGTATCGATGAGATACAGACTTAGTCGTTACTGAGGTGATCACGGCGTCTCGGAACTTACTATTGGCATAGTTTGCATTAATATGCCAAAGGAAGTAAGCCCCTAAACGCCTAAGTCTCACACGACGTTGCTCAAGGGTATAACCCTTAAACTTCGTTATGTAATTCTTAGTTCTCACCTTTCCTAGAGCCCGTGCACTCCATCTGGAGAGATGGATACCACAGGTAGGATCATCGGTCGTTGGCGTCACGAGTATATTCCGCTCCTTTTTCAAGGAAACGAAGTACTCAAGAAGCCCCCAACCGGGACCCATCCGCGGCAACATCGAGTTTATCAAGAGCGCGACTCTGGGTTTCATCCCAGAATCAGACTCCAAATAAAACGGTGTTATGTCGATACCGTTGAAGTAGTGTTTTCCACACGATTCCCGGAAGGGACCCGTATGGTAGGACTTTTCTTCATTGGTAACGAAGCCTAGGAACCGCAACAACCGGACCAGTGACTCATAGAGAGGCGTTTCTACGGTAATATCATCACCGTATACATGCCCCTCCTTAGAGCCCACGGCCCGGAGTGCAGCTGCGAAGATCAGGGTTTCTATACCAAACGTAGATCCGTTCCCCATACTGGAGAACTTCTCGTATCTGATATAGCCCAGGTCCTTACTGTACCCCGCCTTCGACCGAATCGCGCATAAGTATTTAAACCACTCATGCGGTAGTAAGTCGCAGACGACGTTGTAAGAAACTGTGTCGGACGCGTTTTTCAAGTCAACTGTGGCAAACTTGCCAGTAGTGGACCCTTCGCGCGCGTCCTGCTGATTTGGAGTCTGATCGTACAAATTGATGCCTCGCGGCATTAATCGGTACTTCACGTACTTGTCGAATGCTAGCTGAAAGATCATAGATCCTTCAGGTTCGCACGCGATGGTACGCTCAGTCTTCCAGTTCTTCGGGACGAACTCAATACGGTTCACATCACGAAAGCGAAACCTCGTCTCGTCCTCCTTGAAGCCGTAATAGGCAGCAAGGGCTCGTAGATAAGGCATCGCCGCTCGCGGACAATACATCCTGCGGTTAAGCTTCGCCGCCGGATAACTGTCTGCCCGTGACGCAGTCGCTGTCGCTCCCGCCGTTACTTGGATAAGCTCGGGCATCCGATCCAGAAATGGACGGATACTACCAAGCACCCTACAGATCCACCGTCGCATACGAGACAACTGCGCCTCCAATTCGGGATCAATACGATCCGGATGAAGGGCATAGTGGTCAAATCTACGATTAACCCGTCGACAGCGAGATTCAGCTTGCAGAAAGGTTTTCTGCGCTGCTGCTCTAGCCTTAACGGGGTCGGTGAACGAGACATTCTTTTTAAAGAATGCCTCTATCTGCAGACAAGTACGTACATTCTCCTCGCTATACAAAGTTGAATTCGCGAGGATGGAGCTACAAGAGGCCAGCTTCTCCAGGCTTCGAGATCGTATCCATCCGGATACGGTACTCTTCAGCCCTTCATCGAAACTGGCTGGACGATCGCTTACATAGAGCTGGCAGATTCGCCATACATCCATGGTACTGGTGGACATTGTGTCTTCCTCGTGGTTGAATCGACTTGACCAGAACTCAGATACGCGCAAATTATCCAAAGGATAACTGCGAGTATCTTATTCTGAACCCGTTTCTCCGGAATGAGCGACATGCTCAGTCCGAGTACTACGGTTTCAGCCAGTTCTGGGTTGTGGTTACTGCCGTGAACTCGTCACTCGCAACAATGTCGCGAATGACGGCCAAAGCAGCAGTCACATCGGCTGCGAGTCCCAAAACGGGACGCCGCAGGCTCACTTCGAACGCGATCTTCCCCGGAAGGATCAGGCCGGCGGCATCCACCGTCCCGTAGATCACAGAAATGTGATCTTCGGGCGATGAAGTGTCGTCGACAGCCACCTTCCGCTTCTGAATCACGATGCGCGGTTTGAGGGCAGTATGCCCCGCAAGCGTGCTCGTGCGTGAGTTCCCGCTGTCGGAGAACTCCGTCAGTACTGTTGCCATTGCTGGCATGGTA